ACTATCTGTCGAGACCTAATGTGAAGCAGCCGATTCTGACGCAGTACTGTGACGGACAGAAGGTCTCCTGTCCTAGCTGGATGACCAGATTGCGTTTGCGTATAAACTCTCTCCAACCCCAGTATTTACAAAGGGTTGGAGGTATAAAAGTAAACATCAATAGTGGACTCTTTTTTATTAAACACGATTTTTTCCACTACGGATTTCAATAAATCATTGCGTGTCTGCATAGAGAGATCTTCATTGAGCAGACTATCGTATACTGTTTTGATTTTGCTGCGGAGTGCAGCAGTGGTGTCTGATTTTGCAGCAGGTTTTGGTAGTGCATTTATGCGACTCTCTATACTATTTCTCTCTTCCAGAAGCAGTTCTTTATTCTTACGATACTCTTCGATAGTATCGATTCCATCCATATAAGCCATTTTAATACGTTTTTCTTTCTTTGCGAGTTCATCCAATTGATTCTGATAAATATCAATAGCTGCAGGATAGTTGCTTTGAGAATCTGTATTAATAACCTTGAACGATAGATTTTCAGAGCTAATAGCATCTTTTAATGCTGCTAGAACCATAGGAACTATTTTCTTTTCTGATATAGCATGTGAAACATTACATTTTCCTTTCAAATATCCATAGCACTGCAGGTAAATGTACCGTTTGCCTTGTTTATTGGCACCTGCAAGAGAAATAGATAGCGACCGGCCACAGGCAGAACATTTGACAATACCGGACAACCAGTGAGAGCATACGCCACTTGGTTTCGCATATCGTGGGCGATAATTTGACTCAAGCCGGACTTTTGCCCTTTCAAACTGTTCAGGAGATATAATTGGTTCATGTGCTCCGTCAGCAATAATCCATTCGGTCTTGTCTTTTGGACGTGATGCAGAATCCCTTTTATTCCAGACAGATTTACCGGTATATACTTCATTGGTCAATATGTATTTGATTCCGCGGTTTTCAAAAGACTTACCGGCCCGCGTTTTATATCCAAGAGCATTGAGCTGACGTGTGATCTCAATGATAGAATAACCCTGCTCAGTGTATAGATTGAAAATCATACGGACTATTTCAGCCTCTGATTCCACAATAACAGGAGTTGCTTTGTGTGCCGTAATAGAATATCCGAGGGGTGGACTTGCCTGAAAATTACCGCGCATAGCATTTTCAGTCATACCTCTGGTGACTTCACCGGAAAGACGGATAGAGTAATATTCATCCATCCATTCTATGATCCTTTCAATAAGTGTACCAAAAGGACCGTCAACAAGAGGCTCAGATACACTAATAACCTCTACATTATTTTTACGAAGCAATGATTTATATACAATTGATTCCTCCTGATTTCGTGCAAAACGAGAGAACTTCCACACAAGTATAACATCAAAGGGATGTTCTTTTGATTTGGCAAGTCCTATCATACGTTGAAAGTTTGGCCGTTTATCTGCTTTACGTCCGCTTATGCCATCTTCCTCAAATATGTATTCGTTTGACAGTATGATATTATTTTTGGCAGCATATTCCAAAAGAAGTCTGCGCTGAGCATCAGGAGATAGCTCTTCCTGTTTGTCTGTTGAGACTCTGATATACAGAGCACCAGTGCGTAGTTTTTCCATATTACACCTATCCTTTCTAAAAATATATGAAAAAAGGGTACAAAAATAACATCTGTCTCTCGACAAATGCCACTCCGAAAGGTATAATATGTCTTGTCTGGGACTTATACTCTTCGGAGTACAGGTTACATCGCCTTGGTGTTGGTAGCGCCAAGGCGATTTTTAAATTTATGTCTGAATTTAGTTGCTTTTAAGAATTTATACGATATTTTAAAGCAATAATTGTATCCAGATTATAAATAATTAGTAGTATTTCTTAATAAAATGTATTAATATACAGTTATAAGGAGGAATCGCACATGAAAAAAAATAATATTCGTTATTGGATTTCTAAAGTTAGTATCTATATATTCATATATTGTGCGTTATTCCTTATACAGCGTGCATTACTATGTACTTTATTTGACATAAAAAAGTACGTTATATTCAATAGATTATATGTTTATGAGCCTATTCTTGCAATAATAACATATATTGAAGTACGTAAATGCATAAAAATTGAAAATATAGACTAAATAGGTTTATTTATGCTTTTTCTCTTTTATTTTTAGTCTTTTTTAGAGTCTAGAAGTTTTTCTTCAGACTCACTAAGTTTGATGTTGTTATCAGTAGAGGCATTCATGAGTTTTGTTATCTTATCAATAAGTCCAGGCGTATTAATATTAATTTTCCCGGATGCAATATTGAATATATTAAATGAAAATTTTACATGAGCACCGTTTAGGAAAAGGGATAGTGCGGATAATGCTATAAATACAGATGATGCACCAGTTATTATTTCTACAGGACCGGGTGAATTTATGGATGCTTTTATGGATAATTCGCTTTTATCAACTTCAAATCCAGAAATTTCACTATAACAGTCCAAAAAATAAAATATGTTATTTATGAATTCATAAAAGTCATATACTGAAATATTGTCATTCTTAGTGATGTTATAAATAGAGTGTAATTCACCATTACGATAATATAAATCATATATACTTCTATTGATAAAAGCAGAGTAGGGGTTCGCATTAACTATAGTTCCATATGTGTATATAATAGGTATTAAAAGAGGGTCTAAAGAAGAACTTCTAAAGGGGCATCATTAATCCAAGCTACATTACGTCTTTTTAAATAGCCGATATTAATACCTTCAAAGTTAGCACTAAATTGTTCCTCCGCAGTAGGTTCATAAACATATGCATCGCTTGTTATTATACCAAAAGCAATTCTTTCACAATTGGCTCCGGGGATTAATACATAATCGCCAGGTTTCATGTCAGAAACAAAATGAATCAGCTGAGATGCAGTTGAGCCTGGTCTTGCATCATCAGGATAAAGTTCTTTTACAATGTTTTTTAAAGTATTAAATTGCTTAGGGGCTATAAGAGAAAAATCATTTATAGCATCCCAACCAATTGCTATATAATTTCCAAAATAAAAATTTTCGAAATTTGCTCCTCCAGATGTTCGAACAAACCAGTAATTAACATCATTGTCAATTATAGGAATATTTGCATTAGATAAAATAACTTTAATATCGTTTTCATTAATGTTGTTGTTCATAGATCCTCCTTTTATTAAACTCTTTAACAAAGTTGCATTATGAGTTATGCAAATTGACAAAGGACAAGATAGCTTGTTTATTCATTGTAAAATCTTCATAAACGCAAAAAAAGCCTTGGAATAAACCAAGACTAATTTTGCGACCGCACAGCAGTCATTCGCTAATTAGCAAAATTATAGCATATGAATTAGTCTTGTCAAGTATTCATGTTAAAAATAAAACAAACTTTCAACTTAAAATTGTCTGGACTGTATACTCTTCGGAGTACGGGTTACATCGCCTTGGTGTTGGTAGCACCGGGACGATTATTAAATTATGTAACCATGTTCTTTAGCAGTAGCTACTAGCTTCTGATAATTCTTTGAATTTTGATTTTTCATATTGCGATATCCGCCATATGATTTTGGAGCAATATCTGGAAGATGTTCCAAAATCCAATTATAGTCTTGTCTATCTTTAATATCTGTTTTTTGTTTTGTAATATAGTTATTGTATTCTTGCTTTTCACTAGAAGTTCTATCATCAATAAATGGACGGTTACTGTATCGAACGGCATTTGAAGCCTTGGTAAAGGTAGGATCAGTTCCGTAGAAGAAGGTATAAAAAGCAAGATTGCAATCACATGTTTTGTGATTTAGATAATCAATAAAGATCTTCATATCTGGAAAACCCTTTTTCCCACCCTTAGCATATATACGTTTTTGATATTTTGCACATTCACCACATATTCTTGGAGATGCAGTTACTTCTATCATATCGGACATCTCGGATAGAGATAACACTGAAGATGTTTTAATATGTTTCGTTATATCATTATTTACAGGTTCATTAGATTTGATAGAGTCAGCTTCAGAAAAACGTCTGGCTATTCTCAGGTATTTTTCTAATCGTGAATTCACATCGGTATAGGTCATTGGAGCAAATGGAATTATTTCTAAAGCCTTTTGCAAACATGCAATAGCACAGTCCATATCTCCAGCACGTTTAAATTGAGTGGCCTTTCGTTGAAGAACATACTCTATACTTTCGGTAAAATCGCATCTAAGTTCGAATGGAGCTGTGGGAACAGGAATACTTTGGATTTCTTCCAAAGTGTCCATTTTGTAGAGAGTAGCTCTAGAATTATATCCATGGATATTCACATGCTGTTGTTTTGGTGGATCTGCACTAAAGTCAGAATCATTTTTTACTAAGTTAATAAGTTTAGAAAAAAAAGACATATAAAATACCTCCCTATTTAAATTTTATAATATTTTCCTTAACAGTATATTTTAAGCCTCTTTTAGTTCGTCCCCTTTTGTAACGTAACCCAGTTCAATAAGTTCATCGGCACGCTCCAGAAGCCGTTGTTTGCCCTTGTCATTAAGCTGGTGGTATTTATCAAGAATTGTTTTATCTATATTACTAATTGCAGCAGTTGTTTCACGGCTCCAGCCCATAAGATAGCCAGGAGAACATCTAAGAACCGATGAAAGAGATTCTATTTTATCTATACCCATATTCTGAATTTCACCGCTTTCATACCTAGAAACAGTAGCCTCGGACACACCTAGAGCTTTTGCAACGTCTTTTAGCGTTAATTCCAGTTCAAGCCGACGTTTCTTGATAATATCTTGCACACCTATAAGTCAACACCACCTTTCTCTATATATTGTTTACATGCTTATATTATAATGAATTCTGCAGAAAAGCAAGAAAAACTTACGGAAACGAAAAAATAATTGTTGACAATACAAAAATATATGATATTATGAAGATACAAAAAACTTACGGAAACGCAAGAAGAAAGGAGCAACTAGAAATGATAAATGTCATGGAGCTGAAAGCTCAACTAAAGAGAACAGGCATGACACAGGCAAGTTTAGCTGAGAAAGTTGGCATGAATCCGGCTACATTAAATAGAAAAATCAATAATGTGGAAGGAGAAACCCTTACAGTTAAAGAAGCAACAGATATAGCTAAGAGCTTGGACATACCAAAAGAGAAGCTAACATTTATTTTTTTTGCTAACTAACTTACGGAAACGCAAGTTTTGGTAAGCAGAAAAGAAAGGAAAGGACCATGAACGATTTTTACAGCAAACTTAGACAGCAACTGTATTCAAATGCAGAAGCCGTCAATTACTACGCAAAAGAAAAAGACTTAGGAAGAAACCATGTCAACTATGGTGCATGCACAGCTCTGGCAGGAGTACTTAAAGAGTTGGGACATCCAACAACTGTTGCAGTATATGAGAATGATGAAGGATATCTGCTGGTACCGTCTATAGAGATAGACGGAGTAAAGAGAGTAGTTTGAGGAGGGAACGTTGCTGGAGAGGAAGTAGGAACAGGAGAGAATCATGTATGAAGTAATACTTTTACTCCTGGTTTACATAATTGCAATATCGTGCATTGCAATTATGAACAAAATATCACCAGGAAATAGGATGTACACAGCATGGGTAGTGTTTGTGTGCGTGGCGCTTACAGCTTTTGTAATTGTTTACGAAGCTCTGGGGAAAGTTCATTGAGCTTAACTAAGGCGTTAGCCCACTGATGTCTGTTGAGAGATGCGTTGATGTCAATGATTTTATCAAGCAATTCATCTGGGAAATAAATGAGTGCGAGAGCATAAGTAGCACCATAATTCTCAAGAGCATCAGAAGTAGCATGAGTGACACACTGACCAGCATAACGCATATAATCCTCAAAAATCCCACGCTTGTAAAAATAAGATGTTTTACGAAGCTCGGTTTCATCATCCAGTTTACGCATTTTATAAAGATGATGATTATTGAGCAGGGTAGTGATTATAGGCGAGATAATCGCACTAATTGCTATAACCACAGTAATAGTGATAGTTGAATCAAATTTCATTTTTATTAGAGCCTCCTTTCATCTGCGATTATAACACGGAAAAAGGAGTACAGAAAGGGAAAAACCATGTGGAAAATATTTTTCAACTACAAGGACAAGAGCAGATGCACTGTGAAGGGAAAAGGAACCATCACACCGGAGTTGGCGGTGAAATGCCTTTACCGGTATGGACTCCATGCTGCAGAGAGCGTATATCAGCAGTACCCCAAGAAAGACCATGAGCCGGTACCACTGGAAGAGAAGATGCGAGAGCTTGGTGTAGATGCAACAGAGATGAAGACTGCAGTGCTGCAGGCAGAAACGTTGCTGGACAGGATGCAGGAGAAAGGAGAGTGAGAAAAATTGAAACTAATACTCATCATAGCATTGATAACTTGCTTGATAGGGTGGCTTGAAAATAAGTGGACAAAATATGCGCTGATTGTATGGATTATACAAAAGACAAACACTCAGCCATCAAAAGAGGAGATGGTTGAGTGTAAGAAATTCGTGATAGAGCATGTGATAAAGGATTTATGTAAGCCCAAACTGTGATTTTATGATAGCAGTGATTATCTGGCTAGAGATCTGAACCATTGCAGATAGTGAGGTAGCACCTACTTCACCAGCAATCTTTTTTGTCTTATTCCAAATATTGTCGGAACGGATATTAGCAAGATATTCGTGTCCGGATGGTGAAAGATCACTGATGGAGAGCGAACATCCACCATCAAAATAAGAAACACCGACAATTAATCCGGCCATTTCACATTGTCTAATGTGATAAATGATTTCGTCGTGGGAATATTTTGACAATAGCTGAGGAATAGCTTCTTCACAATCATAAAGAAATTCGCTATCGAAAGTACAGTTTTCTTCAAGTGTTAATAGAACATCACGAACACAATCGTTGTTTAATTTCATGTTGGTAATCTCCTTTCATTTACTCGGACGCTGCAACGTCCTGTAAGGAGAGTATACGACTGGAAAGCAGAAAAAGGCAAGATTTAATACACAGAATACAGAGGGAGGAAAGAATGTGACAAAGGAAGAAGCACTCAGCCTTGAGAAGATCCTCACCAAGATAGATAGAGCAGGAGAGGCAGACTGCAGGAAGAATGAAGAATATAACAGATTCTGCATGAACACAAGAGGAGACTGGAACGAGGAACAGTATCAAACACTTAGGAGAGAGAAAACCCTCACAGAAGCAGCGTACCTTGCGAGTCTTGTCGAGCTCAAGGCAGAAGTAAAGAACATGCTGGCTCAATAGAAAATACAACCGGCAAGCTCGGGGATGAAAGCAGAAAAAGGCAAGCGAACATGCAGTATAAGCATAGTATTTACCGGAGGTGATAACCATAGCACTCAAATATAGGATATTCGTTCACACTCTGGAAGATGATCAGATATATCGTTTTGACGATCTGACACAGGAACAGAAGAAAAAATTAGAACAAAAACTAATAGAACAAGTAGAAAATGTGCCATTGAGACTTGCGGAGGAGGCATAGACTGCATCTGCAGTCTCAGTGGACAAGCTTAAAAATGACAAATTAAATAATATACTTCTGGGCTTGATGGAGCACCGAAAATGCTATTTAACTCCTGTAAATTAAACTAAAACTTCCATCTATACATACGTAAACCTATTTTGTACATACAAATCGGTGCTCCGTCAAGCCTGGAAACGAACAGAAAGGACAGGACCATGGATAAAGAACTTATTGCAAGGATAATAGTGTCCACATTCTTCGGGATAGTTGGCGCATTTATAGGAATGGCTATAGGTAAAGTGATAGGAATATGGTAATCAGTGTTGTGATGATTGCAATAACAATTGGCATAACGATTGAAGTTATTACAAATTGAGGTTTAAACCACCGGTTGTCTTCAAGACAGTCAAGGCCGTTTTGAGTGATTGAGCAGTATATGTATCCTTTTTGAAAACCATTATTGCCTAGTCCCTCTCTGTAAGATATGAGCTTTTGAGAACTTAAATGAAAAGCAGAATCTGATAGAGGGGTATGAAGTCTTATTTTGTAACCGGGATGTTTAGATACTGTTTTTAATAATTTCATGGAATATTTGTTCATATTAATTACCTCCTATAGCTGAATTATAGCATGAACAGAAAGGACAGGACATGAAAAAAGGTGAAATGTTAATAACGACAGGCATAAGCTTCTTTCTCCTGTGTAGCATGGGCATAGACAGCCCGGCACCACAAGGACAGATGCTTGTTATCGGAGGGATGCTCATATCAGCGTGTGTGACGCTTTTGGGAATCTGGTTTGAATGGATCGAAAAAGGACAGCGCGAGAGCATCCAAAGGACAATGGAAATAAGGAGGGCGGGCAAGATTGCTGCAGAGGATACAAAAAGTACATTCCCAGTTAGAAAGACAGAGCGCGGCCGCATACATAACAGAGACAGCGACAAAGAGAAAGCGCAGGAGAGAAGAGTCATTTGATGCCGTTTTGCAGGCAGAAATAGCAAAGTTCAAGGCCTCGAATAGAGGCTGAGTTAAAACATTCTAAAGTATTAAAGTTAGGAAAAACTATGGCATACATCCAGGATACTTATTACCTGGGAGATTATATAGCGACTGAGATAAAGTTTATAGGAAGGAATGGAGCCAAGGGTGAGAGGAGAGCCAAGAAGATAAAAGCTACTCCCGAGCAGATGGCAAGGCAGAATCAGTGGACGAGGGAAAAGAAAGAGAAATACCTGATACTTGCTAACTTCCGTACAGGTGATGTATGGGTGACTCTCAAGTACCCAAGAGGGACAAGACCGGATGCTGAGAGAATCAAAAGGGACTGGAAAGTATTCACAACGGAAATGAGAAAGCTATACAAGAAGCTGGGCATTCCGTTTAAGTGGGTGAACCGCATGGAGATAGGCAAGTTCGGAGGCCCACATATACATTTCCTCTGCAATCGTGTGGACAACATCGACACACTCATAAAGGACACATGGCACAAGACCATTGCTGATCTGATTGTCCCGGGCAAGAACTACGTAAACATTGCTCCATATGATTCAGACGGAGCAAAGGAAGTGGCAGAATATCTGACAGCCAAGCCTGACAAGAAGGGCATAGAGGGACAGCTCAATCTCTTCGGAGAGGAAGAGCAAAAGGTGTTCTGCAAGGTGAGCAGTTCAAGGAACCTAGTGAGACCGGAGCCTAAGCGCAAAAAGTACGCACACTGGACCATGGCAAGGTTCTTCAAGGATGGCATCAAGCCGGACAAGGGCTACTACGTGATGCCGAACACCGTGAAGGTGGGTGTCAACAAGTGCACAGGCTATTCATACCTCTACTACATGCAGCGGACTATCTCAGACGGCAAATCCCCCGGAAACCGCATAAAGCCCCAATGGGAGGCAGATTATACACATTATGAAAAAAGTTAACGTATACATCTATTCAGATATCAGAACAATTAAAAAAACAGACGGAGCAGCAGGTTACGTTCTGTCATATATGACCAAAAAAGACATCGAAGCCACATTGAGCAACATAGTCTATCTTGAGGATGTGACGCGTCACGAGGCAGAGCTTGAAGTCCTCAACCAGGCACTTTCAAGGCTCAACACAAAAGACATTGAGATAGACATATACACCGACTCAAGTTACCTTACATCAGCGCTGGATCTTGACTGGATACACAAGTGGCAGCAGTCAGGCTGGAAAAATTCCAAGGGCGAGCCGGTAAAACATGCTGACAAATGGCAGAAAACGTTGAATTTACTCAATGGGACACGATTTTATATATACACGAATCAACACCATGAATACAGCAATTGGCTTAAAGACCAGTGCGATAAGAAAGGACCGGAAGAAAATGGAAAATGAAGAACTGACTATGTTACCGGTGTCGGCAATATACCCACACCCGGACAATCCGCGAAAGGATGTGGGAGATGTAACTGAACTGGCTGACTCCATCAAAAAGAGAGGTATACTGCAGAACCTTACAGTAATGCCGGGACACTGGCTCACAATGGATGAAATGGCAGCAGTCGTGGAAGCGTACACCGAAGACCCGACCGATGAGCTCAAGGAGCTGATCGAGACGAAGTGGAGCGACGAAGGCTACACCACACTGATAGGACACCGCAGAACAGCAGCGGCAAAGCTTGCCGGTATCAGTGAAGCACCGTGCCGTATAGTATACGGACTCACCAAGAATGAGCAGATATCCATGATGCTCGAAGAAAACATGCAGAGAAATGACCTCACGATATATGAACAGGCCGAGAGCTTCCAGCTCATGCTTGACCTGGGCGAGACTGTTGAAACACTTTCTGACAAGACAGGATTCTCAAAGAGCACCATATACCGCCGTCTGAATATCGCAAAGCTTGATCAGAAAGTGCTTAAGGAGAAAGATGAATCATTTCAGCTCACATAGAAGGATATGTATGAGCTGGAGAGAGTGGAGGATGTGGATGAGAGAAACAAGATTCTTTCACAGGCATCAAGTAGTGAAAACCTCAAGTACCGTATCGAACAGAATATTCGAGACAAGCAGAGAGAGAAGAAAGGAGAGGAATTGGTAGCCCTGCTCAAAGAAAAGGGAGTGCAGCAGTCTGAGATCGATATGAGAGGATATACACCGGGATATGAGAATGTGGACAGCATAAGTCTGTGGGACTTAGAAGACGCAGTGCTCCCGGAGCTTCCAGAGGACACATCAGACCTTGTATTTTACCACTGTCCGGGAAGCTATATAGCAATCAAGAGAAAAATAGAAGAGCCGGAGGAGGACGATTCGAGCAATAAGAAAAGCTCTGAGCTTGCATCAAGGATTAGAGATAACACATCAAGACTCAACAGCATAGAAAAGAGCTTTGATGAACACTTCGGAGAGTTTGTAGATATGACAGTGCATGGCAAAATCCCAGTAAAAGATGATTTACAGGTCATAAATTCACTTATAGTGATAGGAATGCAGATGGGATTCAGCAGTTTCTCATTCAGAAGCCTGTGTAATTGTATAGATGAGCATTACCAGGACTATGATGGTGAGGACAAGAAGAAGGTGGAACGCATGGCACAAAACCTTCCTGTAACTGTTTATATCCTGTGCGCTCTGCACAACAACCTGACATACGGCAGAAGTATATACAACTCATGGAATAATGAGCTTAATACAGAGTATGCCCTGCTGGTCTACAAGCTGGTCATGGAGACAAAGCATATGGGATTTGTGCCGGATGATGATGAATTTAAGCTGATCAAGGGCACACATCCACTGTTTGATGAGATAAAAGAACTGGAAGAACAGCGTAAAGCGCTGTAGGAGGAACTATGAAGACAATCATGGATTTGTTTTACGAAACCTATTCACCGCGCCAAAGGTTTTATGGTCTCACAATGTCACTGAAAGAGACCGGAAGAGAACACACCATCAGAATCCGAAAAAGAGACAAGGAAGTAATAAAAGTGACCGAAGAGGACAGAACCCAGTGCTATCACAATGCCACAAAGGAGCTTATAAGGCACTTCCCAATAGAACAGAAGGCAGAAAGGGTGGGATAAATGGCAAAGTACACAAAATACCTTGAATTTTCCACAAAAGAACGTGTGGCAATCAAGGAAAGAGACAATTATCAGTGCATATTCTGCCAGATAGGCTATAAGATGCCACCGGCAGCAGTCCTTGAGATGGACATAACAGATATCATGCACTACATACCACGCTCATCCATGGGACTTGGCATCAGGCAGAACGGAGCAGTCGGATGCCGGTACCATCATCACATGATGGACAACGGCAGCAGTGGAGACCGCAAAGAGATGCTTGAGATGTTTAAGAGCTATCTGGATGAGTTTTATCCTGATTTCGCGGATCGGGACAGAAAATATGACAAATGGAGGTTCCTAAAAAGTGAGTAAAGTAAATATATTTTCACAAGACCTTAACCGGATGAGCAGAGAGCCAATAGGAGGCTTGTCGCTTAAACAGATAAGGCAGCAGGTTATAGACTATCTACAGGGCAAGAGAAACGTCCGCGTAGACTATCGCAAAATGCGAGCTGACCAGCGTGGGCGCGAGGACGATGAGCCGACAGGCCAAGAGACACTTGAAATAGTTGAGGTAATGAAATACTTCACAGTAGTTAAAAGACACGGATTTAACACATGTATCTTGCATCAGGACATGTTTTATATTGCAGGGATAGGAGAATCAGAATGTTCATAGATTGCAGCAAGTTTGAAAAAGTTTTAAAAGCAGATTATAAATCGTGGGGCGTCAAGTTCGGTCTCACGGAAAGACATGTCTCTTCCACAGATTCTTGAAGATATCCACGACAGGATATGTGATGAATATTGCAAATGGCCGTCACAGTATCCGCTGGCAACGGATGACGAGGCATATAACAGAATGGGAGAAGAGCATTGTGACAAATGCCCGGTTCGAAGATTAACTTAGGAGGCAGCAGTTGAACAGCAGGACTTACAGCGGAGTAAAACCCATAGAACCTATAAGATGTGCATATGAACCTGATAAGGCCTGCACACCGGCATGTAAATACTACAAGACATGTATACACAGCGTACATAAGAAGTAGCAAAAAGCAGGACAAAATGATATAATGACGATAGATAGAGCCAAGAGCCATATACTAACCGAGAAATCGGCTGGTGTATGGCTCTTTTTTATTTTGTAAGTGAATGGAGTGAAAACTGGATGGCAAAAGGAAAATATGAATATTGGATCACAGAAGAAGGGTCATTAAAAATTGAGGGATGGGCGAGGGATGGACTGACAGATGAGCAGATAGCGCATAATATGGGAATAAACATAGCAACGCTGTATGCATGGAAGAAAAAATATAGCGAGATTTACAAGTCCCTAAAAAGAGGAAAAGAAGTTGTAGATATTTTAGTGGAAAATGCTTTGTTAAAAAGGGCATTGGGATATAAGTATACAGAGACCACCAAGGAACGGATAGTTGATACAGGTCAAAAAAAGCGGCATGGGGGAGAAAGTGAATTAACTGAACGGGAGTGGAAATTTGCAATAAAGTACTTTAATGGACATTGTTGTTATTGTGGAGCAATTATGGATGTACCAACTAAAGACCATATAAAACCATTGAAAGACGGCGGTACAATGTCCAGAGATAATATAATACCTTGCTGTAAAAGCTGTAATTCCAGTAAAAAAGACCATGAGATGTTGTCATGGTATCAAAAACAAAAATTTTATAAAAAAGAACGTGCTCAAAAGATATATGATTATATCGAATTTGTACTAAGTTTAGATGACCTGATGGATGAAATGGTTATTACAAAAGAGATTACGAAAGAGGTTGTTCCAGACACCACTGCTCAAATTTTTTGGCTAAAAAATCGAAAACCGGAGCAATGGAGAGATAAAAGGGTTATAGATGATGCCAATAGTAATAAAGGCGCAGACATCCTAGCCAATATGCAGATAATAACGGATGTATTGAAAAATCCGGTACCGAACAGGAAGATAGAGGACTTGGAGGGGGACGAGGAGAGTGAACAGACCGGCACCACTGAGTGAAAGACAATATGAATATATGCAGAGGTGCATAAATAGCTGGTTTAACGTAGCAGAAGGTGGAAAAAGAGGCGGAAAAAACGTATTACAGACCCTGATATTCTGCAGTCTGCTGGAAACCCACAAGAATAAAATTCATTTAGTGGCAGGAGTATCAAGTGCCACGGCCAAGCTGAATATACTGGACTGTGATGGCTATGGACTGCTCAATTACTTCGAAGGCAGATGCAGAGAGGGCAAATACAAGGACAGGGACTGCGTATATGTCCAGACAAAGACCGGAGAGAAGATAGTGCTCGTGTCCGGAGGAGGAAAAGACGGAGATGAGAAGCTTATAAAGGGTAATACATATGGAATGGCATATGTCACAGAGGCAAATGAGTGTCATAGGAAATTTCTGAAAGAGGTATTTGACCGAACACTCTCCAGCACGGACCGTAAGATATTCCATGATCTGAACCCAAAAGAAGAGGAACACTGGTATTATACCGAAATACTGAAATTCCACGAGGAGCAGCAGGCGAATGATGAAAATTACGGATATAACTATGGACATTTCACCCTGGTAGATAACATGAGCATGTCTGATGAGAAAATCAGGACGGTCCTTAAAACATACCAAAAAGGCACTGTGTGGTACAAACGGGATATAAAAGGTGAGAGAGCTGTAGCAGAGGGCATTATATTCCGTAAATTCGCAGAGAATAATATCCCATATCTGTGTGATGACTCAATACTGAAATATAACAAGGACGGAGAGCTGTTCCCAAGGCCGAGTAAGGTCGTAATAGGCATGGACTTCGGAGGTAATGGATCCATGACCACAATGGTGTGTTCACTGTATTTCAGAGGGTATCACTTTATTTATCCTGTGGAAGAGGACTATCTGAAGCTGTCCCCGGATATAGATGCCAATAACATCTGTGACAAGTATATAGAGTTTTATCGCAGATGTGCAGCAAAGTATGAGCGTATAGACTGGACATTTCCGGACTCTGCCAGCACAACAATGATAAATTCGCTGCGAAGCGCAGCAAAAAAAGAGGGACTTCCGTATGACCATATAGCAGGATGCCGTAAGAATGAGATATCAGAGAGACCGAGGACTGTAGATTTACTGCTCAATACCGGCAGAATGAAAGTGCATAAGAGGTGTGTGAACATAAGAAAGGCAATAGGCACACTCAAGTGGGATGAGAAGTACCCCAACATCCCGGAGGATAAGAACATAGGCAACTGTAATGACTGGTGGGATGCACTGTGTTACACGATGCTTGATTTTATAGAGTATATAGACTTAGACAGATAAGGAGGAAACAGATGGAAAGCTGTGTTGAAGCAAAGATAAAGAAAATGGGATACAGGGTAAATACAAAGCCATACGGCTATATCGATGTGGCGAATATGTGGTATAGGAATGAGATAATAGACGATTTCCATAAAAGGACCACCATACAGGGCGAGCAGTACGAGATAGAGCGTATTGGCTTTGCCAAGAGAGGATGTGCGGATGATGCCAACCTGTGTGAAATCATAAATATAAACATGGGTACGAAAGAGCAGACGGCAGCAGTCAACAAGATGCTGGATGATAACAGATTTAACGTGATGTACCGTAAACAGCTTGAGCATATGAGTGCGACAGGAACAGTGGCAGCATACATACGCTTGGAAGATGCCATATATCTTGATAACGGCAAGGCAACAGGCGGAAAAATCCGCATAACATACTGCTACGCTGAGAACTATACACCTTTGTTGGTGGAAAATGATGATGTAATAGAGGCATGTTTCTCAGCGAATGACTATCAGGGAGATAAAAAGAGGACAACAATGGTCATGTTCACCAAAGGAGAGGACGGAAATTACCGTGCAGATACATTTGTGTTCGATGAGAAAGGAAAAGAACTGTCGTCTTACTGGATCATACTGGGAGATGTAAAGCCGTTTGCAGTAATGAGGGTGGCAGAGGTCAATAATATCCGGTACATGGATGGATTTGGCTATCCAAAGGTGTACGGAGCAATACCGACACTAAAGGAAATAGACCTCTGCAACATGATACTGACCACAGACCTTGAAAAGGGCGAAAAACTTGTGCTCACGAATGAGGCGATTGTAGGAATAGACCCTGAGACAGGCAGGATAAGAGAAAAGAGCTCTCTTTTGAAGAAATTATTTGTATTCCTGGGAGAAAAGCTCCCGGAGGCAAAGAGCATAATACAGGAGTATAATCCGCAGATAAGAGTTGATGAGATTACAAAGTCATTTGAACTGTGCCTGAGCCTCTTTTCCATGACATTTGGTTTTGGTTCCAAAAAGTACACCTTCGAGAACGGACAGATTAAGACAGCAACGGAGTATATCGGAGAGCGTCAGGATGCCATGCAGGAGCTGAATAAGCAGCGCAAAGAGGCAGTAGACTATATCACCGGCATAATAAGGGCTGTATTGTGGTTTTCAAATACGTTTCTGGAAACATCCTACGACATAGGCAAAGAAGTCTGCATAGATTTTGATGATTCATATATCGAGGATAAGACCACGCGGATGAACAACATGAGAGCTGATGCAATGTCGTTTTCTGAGATACCTGAGTTTATGATCAGATACCTTATGATGAGCCTGAATATTGAAAGAGACGAGGCAGAGAAGATATTAGACAGTGCACAGGAAGAACCTGATCCGGAAGGGGAGGACTAGGAGGTACTAAATGCTGACAGAGAACCAGTTGGAGATGCTTGGAGACAAAGGTGCTGCACTCATACAGGCATCTGAGCAGGATATAATAGCAGATATTGCCAGGCGAATCAAGAAGACAGGGCGATTCACAGAGACAGCAGAGCTTCAGGTCATGGCTTTAAGACGCGCCGGATACGATACACAGAAAATCCGTGTTGAAGTCATGAGAATACTCAATGCAGACCCGGAATACAAAAAGATGGTGGCAAATGAGACAAAGCAGTATAAAAGGGATGTCATGATAGCTATCAGGCAGATGGAGAGGGAAGCGGAAGAGGCAGGAGACCGGATAATAGCCGAAGCCGGAGACATGTCTTTTAACCGCGACCTGTATGCGTGGCATCAGGCCGGACAGACACTCACAAAGGACTCAAGCATAGTAAAGCTCATAGAGGAGATGAGCATAGCCACACAGGGCACGCTAAAGAACCTCACAAGGACAATGGGATTCAAAGGACCTCATGACTTTACCAGTCTTGAGAATGCATATATACGTACACTGGATAAAGCTCTGATGAATATGGTATCAGGTGGAATGAGCTATGATGCAGCAGTAGAACAGGCAGTTCGGGAGATGGCAAAGAGCGGTTTGAGAAGTGTAGACTATGCCAGCGGACGAACTTACCAGCTTGATACTGCAGTAAGAATGTGTGTAAGAACATCAGCTCACCAGCTTTCGGCCAAGATAAGCAACAGAAACTGTGATATTATGAACACGGACCTTGTGGAAGTGTCAAAACACTGGGGAGCACGTCCGTCACATGCTGTCTGGCAGGGCAAGATATACTCACGCTCCGGAAAGAATAAGAAATATCCACCATTCTCGGAGTGCCACTATGGAGAAGCAGACGGATTGTGCGGAATAAACTGCCGTCATATATTCTATCCGTTTTTCGAGGGCATCAGCGAACCGAACACGTGGCCGGATGAACCGGAACCGAAAGAATATAACGGCAAAATGTACGATTATTACTCAGCCACACAGAAACAGAGAGCTATGGAGAGAGGGATAAGAGCCACCAAGAGAGAAGTTGAAGCCATGAGGTCCATAGGTGGGGAGACAGGAGACCTGCAGTCACAGATAAAGAAACAGGTGAAGGAATACCACAAGTTTTCCCACAAGATGGGAATAAGCCCGAAAGATAACAGGCTGAGAGTGGTAAAGGGCAGCAGTGACCTTAACAGGACGGAGACAATAAAAGCACATAATGCTACAAAAACAGATACAACAGCTATTAAAAATAAGCTTGAAAATACTGCAAATGATGGTACAATGAAATTGAACCTGCAGTATTTTGCAGAGAAAGATATAGTAAATCAAAGCTCAAATTCTCTTAAAAGAGCTATTAGAAAGTATCAGACCGGTATAGCTGAACATGAAGATAAAATATCAAATCCACAAGCATATGTTTCGGACTGGGATAATAAAGACGAGAGAGAACAAAAAGGGCTGATTAAACACTGGAATAAAGAAATCAGAAATTTTAATCAATCTATAAATGATAGAATTAAAGAATTGAAAGACAGGGGGGATTATGATGAGTGATGAATTTAAATACATAGTTTCAAGAGTGCTGGATAATGCAAACGATGCAATATCAGAGGCAAAAGAAAATCCCGAAGATGATTTTTACAAAGGCAGGAAAATGGCTTATTATGAGGTATTAGACACCATTAAGAATGAGCTTAAAGCAAGAGATGCTGACTTAAAAGAGTTTGGTCTTGATATTGATTTGGAAAATGTAATTCTGTAATAGATATTATTAAGTAAGTGTGGAATGATGATAAATTTTGATTAACAAAGCTGCCAAAGGAGTAAAATAAAATACTCCGGGCATATAAAGTTGTTTGAATATTCAGGACAATGTGATATACTCAGACTAAGGGGTGAGCAAATGTCCACAGAAGAATATTGGTACAGGTGTCCTAAATGTGGATATCCGAAGATGATAAAGTATCGAAATGATACAAAGCTGAGGAATTTCCCGGGATACTGCAAGAGATGTAAAAAAGAATCAATTATCACAATAGAGCCAAGAGCCAAATAATTAGATCCAAGTGATTTAGTTATTTGGCTCTTTTTATATTTTAGCGGAAAGGTGCATCCTGAGGGCATGTCGGTACTTTTTTCAATCCGTTTTTTTCAGCCGGCAGCAGTGCAATCCTGCTCTTTCCGATTCCCTACCGCAGAAAATGCGGTTAATAAATTATTTTAGGAGGATACCATGGAGAACATTTTTAAGATCATGAAAGACTTTGGCATAGAGATGCCGGAGGACAAGAAAGCAGACTTTGAGAAGTCTGTTCTTGAGAATTACAAGACAGTTAATGACTACAATAAGCAGGTTGAAAGCCTGAACAAGGCCAATAAGACCATCAAGGCCAATGATGATGCCATGAAAGACCTGAAGACCAAGCTGGATGCGTTCAAGGACGTGGATGTGACCAAGCTCAACAAGACTATTGAAGACCTGAAAGCAGAAAAAGCACGCATTGAGAATGACTATAAAGACAAGGAAGCTAAGAGAGACTTTGATGATCTGATAAAAGATGCCATCACAGGCGCACATGGTAAGAATGCAAAGGCAATTACTGCATTACTGGATGTTGATACGCTTATGCAGTCAAAGAACCAGAAAGAGGACATTGCCGCAGCTATTAAGAAGCTCACAGAGGCAGAGGACAGTAAGATGCTGTTTGGAGAGCCTGAACCACAGGCTAGGGGAGGAGGAAGTCCAATTGGAAGAATTGGAGATGACAGTCACCCGAATACCACAGATAGTATCTCAAGTGCCCTCAAAGAATATTACAAAAAGTAAAGGAGAAAGAATATGGCACTTACACTTGCAGAGGCAAAAGTCGGTTATACAGATAAAATCGACCAGCAGGTAATTGACGAGTTTAGAAGAGACTCGGTATTACTTGATAAGCTTACATTTGACGATACCATTTCGCCAACAGGCGGAAGTAATCTGGTATATGGATACCAGAGACTTGAGACACCATCAACAGCCGGTATCCGTCAGATCAACCAGGAATACACACCGAATGAGGCAAAGAGAACCAAACAGACAGCAAGCCCTGTTATTCTCGGCGGTTCATTTGAGATCGACCGTGTAATCGCTCAGACATCAGGAGCTATTAACGAGCTTGATTTCCAGATCAAACAGAAAACACTCGCAGGAGCGAACTATTTCCACAACCTTGTAATTAACGGAACATCTGCAGCGACAGGAACAGGATATATTGTTAATACCTTCGACGGATTAAAGAAAATCCTTGCCGGAAAGTCAACAGAGGTTTCGACAAATGTAGATGTTTCAACAACATCGGCACTGGACAGCAACTATAACGCATTGCTTGATGAGCTTGATGCTTTTATCGCATTGCTTGCTGCAAAGCCTGATATCCTTATGATGAACACAAAGATGCTCACAAAGATCAGGGCAGCAGCACGAAGAGCCGGATACTACGACAGAACAAAGAATGATTTCGGTAACTATGTAGAGACATATAACGGAATCGCTCTTTTAGATGCCGGACAGTACTATGACGGCGCAAAGACAGTGGATGTTGTAGACACAACTACTCCAACAGAGTCAGCATATGGAACAACAAGCATCTATGCCGCAAAGCTTGGTCTTGACGCTTTCCATGGTATTTCAGTGGATGGTTCAAAGATGCTTAAGACATATCTTCCTGATCTTTCAGCTCCTGGAGCAGTAAAGAAGGGTGAGGTAGAGCTTATTGCCGGAGCTGTCCTCAAAAACAGCAAGATGGCCGGTAAGTTATCAGGCATCAAGATTCTCGACAAGAAAGCAGCGTAAAAAGAAGGGAGCTATAATATGTCAATTATCAATTGGGAGTATTACAGCTTCCATTTTCCTACAGTGGTACCGCAGAGACAGTTTGAAGCTGTCGAGGCACAGGCAGAAGCAGAATACAACAGGATTGCAAAGCCGTATATGCAGATTCCAAAGGAGCGGGCACAAGACACAGTATTTAAGCTGTGTAACTTCCTTTGGACAAATCAGTCTGCAGCAGCAGGCAGAGCAGTCACATCCGTGAATAATAACGGATATTCTGAATCATATGCCATCACAAACCCCGAACAGGTGCAGCAGTCCATAGATGAAATCATCTACAAGGGCATAGGAATCAGATTGGCAGGTGCATTTTAGTGAATGACAAGACCATAACAGTTTACAACGCACATAAGGGCAGTGACGGAAAAGATATCTGGAAGAGAACAGTCATATATGGAGTAGAGTACCATTACTCTTCTGACAGGACGGTAAGCCAGAGCGGGGCAGTTATTTACACACCGATTCTGACGGTCATTGTGCCGGATACAGCCGATTTCGGAACAAAGGCATATGTTGATGCAGTGGAATACTCAAAGCTCTCTGTGGACGAAATAGAGGGCTATTTCACATTTAACCCAAGAGGGAACAAAGATATCATAGTTGCCGGAGAATGCTTCAAAGAAATATCACAGGAGTACAGGATATCACAGCTTCAGGCAGATTATCAGAAATCCGGCACGATAATATCACTCTCAGACAATACAGAGGGTGATTTGCTTAAGCATTACAAGGTGGTATGTAAATAGTGGGTGGAATAATTCAATTTGCTTTATCAATGAAAGACTGGCCGTCAGACAAAAAGACCGTGGAAAAATACGGCATAGATACAAACGGACCGGTGCAGCAGTATATTGATTCAGAGTGCTTAAGAAGAATGGATCCGTTCGTACCGTTTGATACAGGTGCACTCAGAGACAACGGAGTTCTTAATACAACTATTGGAAGCGGTGAAATTGTCTACAATATGCCGTATGCAAGAAAGCAGTACTATATACCGATGCACCATCAGGCCGGTCGTACAGCATACTGGTTTGAGCATATGTTGAATGGCGGCGGACGCGAGAAGATACTGAAAGGAGCACAGAAGATTGCCGAACAGATGTGAGACCACTAAAACGATAGGCCAATGCCTCACAGAGTACCTGAAAAGGTATGAGGGCATGGATTTTTCAGATATCCTCACGGACTTCATAAAGTCACCTGAGGGTGATATAAGTGCATACAGCCTGTACAAGACACCAGAACGAAGCGAGATTGAGTTCCAGGACGGAAGCAGGCAGATAACAGAGTACTATAACCTCTTTGCAAGGAAACCTACACAGGAAGACGATGTGAGGATAGAGAATAACGCGTCACTGGATGAGTTTTCAGAGTGGATTGAGGAGAAAGAGCTTGAAGAGGACTATCCCGAACTGCCTGAGGGCATGACGGCACTTGAAATAGGCATATCAGACTCGGCATCCATCACATCGCAGGAGGATACGAGTGCTATTTATCAGGTAACAATAAAATTAACATATTTGAAAGAGAGGTAAAGCGATGCCAGAAGCAACAAAGACAGCCTTGGAGCTGGTAAAAAAACATAAAATTGCATTATTTCTTTATAACGGCACAAAGTACGTCAGAATCAAGAAGTCTGACGCTCTCACACTGTCGATGAACCCGGTTGAAACAGAATATGACTATATTGCTGACGAGTCACCGACTACAGAGGTGGAGGATTATAAGCCATCTATTGACCAGAACCTTGTTATGTACAAAGGCTCTGAAGACTATGAGATGATGTGGCCGTATTACTACGAGCGCAGAACCGGAGACGCTGCACATACAAAGTGCATGATTGTATTCATGCAGGAGCCTGGAACAGACGGAGGATACAAAGCATGGGAGACAGACAGCACTATCTCAATGCAGGATTTGGCAGCAGTTGACAAGAAGCTTGATTTTAAAATCATCTTCGGCGGCGGAATCACGAACGGCACGGCCACCATGACGGACGGCACACCGACGTTTACCGCAGATAAATAAAGAAAGGGTGAAAAAACATGGAATACACATTACAGATTCATAACAGGGAGTACGAGCTTCCGAAAAAGACTCTTGCAGTAGAGGAGAAGATTGAAAAAATCAAGAAGCTCTGCAGGGATTCGAAAATCACCACCAGAACACAGTATGAAAATAAGCTTAATTTCATTACTGAAATGGTGGGGGAAGACAACGCAAAGGAAATCTTCGAGTCTAACGACATCTTAAATATCGCGGAGATGGACTTGGGCGAAATAGATGCCGCATATAGAGGTGTTCTTGACGGATTCGCAAGGCCCGACAGGGAAGCAGTCGCGAAAGAAAACCTTAAGGTGCTCGGAAACCCTATGATTCAGCAGATGTTAAACATCGCAGAGGGCATGGACAAGCTTCAGGGAGCCCTCAAAGAAAATGATTAATATAACAAGTAAAGCTCTGCCGGATGCCATCGTGGTTGGTGGCAGAGCTTTTTTAATAAAGACAGATTACAGGGTATGGATCAGATTCACACAGGATTTTAAAGCGTGGAAGAAAATGGGATACAAGGGAGCCATGAATATTAAATATCTGTTTGAAGACGATATCCCGGCATTTTCAGAGACTGATGATTATTCAGGAATCCTTGAATTTGCTTTTCCGCAGAATGTAGTGCCACATTACGAACGTGATAATGGTGAAGATGTATTGTTTTACGACATAGACGGAGATTACATCTATGCTGCATTCATGCAGGCATATCACATAGACCTTATTTCTACGGATATGCACTGGCACAAGTTTATTGCACTCATGAATGGACTTCCTGACAGCACAAGGCTGTCGGCTATCATGGGGTACCGTGCATATACAGGCGAGAAAATAAAAGACGAGGCGCAGATGTACCGTGCACTCAAAGATGCCTGGATGCCTCCATACGAGGAGACAGAGGAAGAGAAAGCTGCAGATGAAGAGTTTGAGAAATACTTCGAAGGATAGATAGAGCCGGAGCCTTAGAGCCAGAGCCTTAAGAAAGGAGCTGGCAATGAGCGACCCAAAATTAATAATTAAAACACTGCTGGACAACAGCCAGCTTAAGTCCGGATTATCGGACATGAACAGCATGGTATCCGGTGCATCGGCCAAGGTTGGAACCTTTGCAAAGGTAGGGGCGGCAGCAGTCGGAACTGCAGTCGCAGCAGGTACCACGGCGGCGGCTACACTGGTAAAGAAGTCAGTAGAAGGATATGCAACCTTTGAGCAGATGGTCGGAGGAGTTGAGACACTGTTTGGAGCAGGCGGACAGAGCATGGAAGAATATGCACAGTCCACAGGCAAGACAGTGGGAGAGATTGAGAACAGGTATAACTCCCTGATGACAGCACAGACCACTGTGCTCAACAATGCCAACAACGCATACAAGACTGCAGGTCTTTCAGCTAATGGTTATATGGAGACTGTAACAAGCTTCAGTGCAAGCCTTATACAGTCACTCGGAGGAGACACCGAAAAAGCCGCAAGCTATGCAGACAGAGCTATCACTGATATGTCAGACAACTCTAACAAGTTGGGTAGCAACATGCGCGATATCCAGAATGCATACCAGGGCTTTGCAAAGCAGAACTATACCATGCTTGACAACTTAAAGCTTGGATATGGCGGTACACAGGAAGAAATGAAGCGACTCATCAAGGATGCTTCACAGATGACTGATGTACAGCAGAAACTTGGTGTGACTGTAGATGAAAGCAGTCTGTCGTTTGGAAATATCGTAAATGCCATTTCTGTAATGCAGGAGAGCTTAGGAATTGCCGGTACCACATCAAAAGAAGCTGCAACCACTATTGAGGGTTCGATGAACAGTGCAAAAGCAGCGTGGGAGAACCTTGTTGTTGGAATGGCAGACGATAATGCGGATTTTGATACACTTGTACAGAATTTCGTTGATACTGCATCCACAGCCTTTGAGAATATGCTTCCTCGTATAGAGATAGCACTAACAGGACTGGGACAACTTATAGAGAAACTGCTTCCGGTCATAGTACAGAAGGTACCGGAGATTATAATGCAGACTCTTCCGGGACTGATAAACGCGGGAATACAGATGGTATCGGCACTGGGACAGGGACTGATGCAGTATCTGCCGGAGCTGATTTCGTATGCTACACAGCTTGTGGTACAGCTTGTACAGGGACTGGTGTCAGCACTGCCAAAGATTGTTGAGTTTGCTTCACAGCTTATCGAGACAATAGTTACATCAATGATAAATGCAGCACCGGATCTTATAGATGCCGGTAAAGAACTCATAGAGTTTCTTGTAAACGGAATTGCTGAAAACCTGCCAAACATAGTTCAGACTATTACAGATCTGATTTCAAATATCAATTCTTTCTGGGCGGAGAATGGTCCGGAGTTCATCAGATGGGGAACTGACCTGCTCAGCAACCTGATAGACGGAATCATACAGGCCGTGCCGGTATTACTGCAGAATCTGCCGGGAATTATCCAGTCCATGGTAGAGGGGTTGTTAAATAATGGCCCAGTACTCATTGAGTGTGGTCTTAAACTTCTGCTGCAGCTTATTGAGGGAATTTTATCATGTATACCGGATATTCTGGCGGCAATACCGCAGATAATAGCCGCGATAGTTGAAGCTTTTGTTAATTACGATTGGCTTGGACTGGGAGTCGAGGTTATAAATTTTGTGAAGGACGGAATGGGAGAAAGCTGGGACAATATAGTTGCTTTCTTCACAGAAACCATACCGAATTTTATCCAGTCGATATTTGACTGGTTCAATGAACTCCCCGGAAAACTCCTAGAGTGGGGACAGAACGTATACACAACAGTTACAACGGCTATATCCGACATGATAACTGCAGCAGTTGGGTTCATATCGGAACTTCCGGATAAGATAGCTTACTGGATAGGCTTTGCACTCGGCAAGGTTGTAGAATGGGGCTCTAACATGAGAGAAAAAGGAAAAGCAGCCGCAAAAGGACTGTTCGATTCGGTAGTCAACGGACTTGCAAATCTCCCGAACAAAATTATGAGTACAGGAAAAAATATAGTATCAGGTCTTTGGAAAGGTATCAAAGGAGCATGGAGTGGACTGACAAAGAAAGTCAGCAACCTCGCAGGAAAACTGTTACAAGGATTCAAGGATGCGCTTGGCATTCACTCTCCGTCACGTAAATTTAAGTGGGTTGGAGAAATGTGCGTAGCCGGCATGGATGAACCTATAGCAGATTACAATCCTTACGACACGCTTAATAAGTCTATTAAGGCAAATGAATCTACCATGAAAGCAAACTTTGTGGGAAGCGGTTCATACGCGGCCACATACAATGCGGTATATGACTATGATGCGCAGGCACAGGCTACAGCAAGTGCGCTAAAAGGCATGAGTGTAAATATTGATGGAAAGAGAGCAGGAAAGATTATAGCCCCTCACGTAGATGCTGCATTGGGTGATTTTGCAACAGTGAGAACATAAGGAGAGTATATGGGAAACTTTGGAATTAAAATAATTACAGAAACTGATGCATTTCATACAAGTGAATTAGGACTTAAAATGACAGCACTTAAGATTCCATTCCCGAGCCCAAAAACCAATTATATTTCGGTACCAGGCGCCTCTGGCAATATTGATTTGTCGGAGGTGTTTGGCAGGGTATTATATGAGGATAGAAGTAATGTAACATTTGAGTTTGTTCTTCGTGGAAATTTTGATTTATGGGAGGTTGTCACGTTTAGGATTGCCACTATGATACATGGGAAAAAGTGCAAGGTGATTGTAGATAATGACCTTAGTCACTATTATGTATGTAGGCTGTCTGTTGACCGTAGCAAATCAAAAAGAAGTGTTGGAACTATAACCTTAAGTGGAACAGCCGAATCATTTAAATATGATATTTATAATACTGCTGAAGAATGGCTTTGGGATACGTTTGACTTTGAAGAGGGAGTACTGCGTGAATATAATGAAATCACTGTAAGTGAATACAATAAAGAACTTGTATTAATAGGCGGAATTATGCCGCAGGTGCCAGTTTTTACCGTAAAAAATGTAAATGAATTAAAACTGACATATGCAGGAAGAACTTATGATATGCCGGAGGATGGTACATATCGTTTCCCGGCCATAGTTGTAGCAGAAAATGATATAACTCTTAGTTTTACAGGAACTGGAATTGTAACCATAAATTACAGAGGAGCATACCTATGATATATGAAGTTTTACTTGATGGAAAAACACTATATTTTCCGAATGATAAAGAGGCTGTTATTTATGATGCAACGCTGACACAGGCATTAAATGATGCAGGCACATTCGAGTTTACTGTTCCTTGTACGAACCCACTGTATAGTAAGATTGAAAATCGTGTAAGTATGGTACAGGTTTTAAAAGACGGTAATGAAATTTTTAACGGACAGGTAAGGGAATACAGTGAAGTATTAAAAGGTGAAAAGGAAGTGAAGTGTGTAGGAGAGCTTGCCTTTTTATATGATTCAATCCAGCCGCAGGCGAAGTACCAGAACCAGACCCCATTGCAGTTTTTTACTAATCTGCTTACAATCCACAACAACCAGGTTGAGAAAGAAAAACAATTTGAAGTTGGAGTAGTGACTGTAAAAGATTCAAATGACAGTATATACAGATTTACTAACAGAGAGGATACACTTACAGATTTACGGAACAAATTATGCGATCGATTAAGTGGCTATTTGCGTATTCGCAAGAAAGACGGTATAAGATATTTGGATTTGGTTACACTTGAGGATTATGGAAAAGTATGTGCACAGCCTATTCAGTTCGGTTACAACTTATTAGATTTTACATGTGGTACATCTGGGACAGATATAGCAACTGCAGTTATTCCATTAGGCGCAAGACTGGACCAAAGTGTAATAGATGGATTGGATGCATATACCACAATAGAATCTGTAAACGATGGTAAAGATTATGTATTTATCCAAAATGCAGTGGATCATTTTGGATGGATTCGGAAAGTGGTAAACTGGGATGATGTGACTGACCCGGATAATTTGAAGAAAAAAGCAGAGGAGTGGTTGAAGAGTAATCAGTATGAAACCATGACGCTTGAAGTAACCGCAGTTGATATGTCGATGCTAAATGCAGATATCGATACATATGAGGTTGGAGATGTGGTACGTACTCTTGCAAATCCGTTTGGAATGGATACAAGATTTCCATTGCAGAAGAAAACCACATATTTGCAAAGTCCGGAAAAAAATACTGTGGTTTTTAGTAATACATTAAAGAAGACATATACACAACAGGTTACAAGCTCTGTAAAGACATTAGAACAGAGCTTGCCACAGGAAAAATCTATGCTCCAGGCAGCAAGGGATGAAGCAACAGCTCTTATTCGCAATGGCGCAAACGGTACATTATTTCCGGATAACACGAATGGTGGTATTACCATTGAAAATGGTCTGATTAAAAATTGGAGTATATGCTCAGCAACTGGCAGTACATCTTTTATATCGGGCCTATCCTGGGAGGACGGAAACATTACAAGTGTGGATAGAACAACTGTAAATATAAAGAATGGTCTTATTGAAAGTTGGTCAATCGAAACAAAAAAATACCAAAAGGCAGGGATGGGAATGGAATATTGCAGCAGACCAAAAGAAAGTGAGTTAGAGTCAACATTGGTTGTTGACACACAAGACAGCATCACAGGGCAGGAAGAAAGCAAGGAGGATTAGAGTATGTCAGATATTATGAATGAGTTAAACAATATCAGAGAGGCACGATATGGAAAAGAGGTGCGGGAATCCATAGCAGCTGGAATTGAAACTTGTTATAAAGAGGGCAGGGCGGGCACTACGGATTTGCAGGCAAGGCAGGATCTCTTAACAAAAGCATCTAAAACAGAGCTGGATGTTGGTTTAAATAAGCTCGATTCAACAAAAGCATCTAAAACAGAGCTGGATGTTGGTTTAGATAAGCTCGATTCAACAAAAGCATCTAAAACAGAACTGGATGTTGAGCGTAAGAGAATTAATCAGATGACTAAACTTCCTGATGGTAGCACAACCGGTGATGCAGAACTGCAGGACATTCGTGTTGGAGCTAACGGGAAAACCTATGATACAGCAGGAGCAGCAGTTAGATCACAGATAAGCACTCTGAATAAAGGTACAAAGGCATTGAATAGTACAATGTACCGAGTGGAAGGAGCTGTTGAGCCGGAAAGCACAATCATAAAAGTAACACTTGTTGATAATGACATAGAAAGTCATCCATCAAATAAAGTGGCGCTGTATCCTGTTGATGACGTTTTGTATGTTGCAACAAAATATGGATATCAATTTCGAACTGGAACGAGTTCTGATAGTGCAGTGAGTACATATCTTGGTGCTTACAGTGGATTTGTGGCGGCAGAGTTAGGTGCTAAATATGTAGCTGTTGAACTTGATGAAACGAGTACAGAAGAGTACGGGGTCTTTTCTGTTGTGAATGAAATCGAAGAAGTCGTTGGTTCACTAAAGGAAGATCTAGATAAGTATTGTGGAGTATCAAAACCAACATATACCTTAAAAGAAAATACGTATATAAATAATGAGGGATATATTTCTCAAGTTGGATTTGTTACAAGTAATCCTATTCCTGTTAATGCTAATGATATTGTTAAATTAACTGCCACAGGATATTTAACAAATATTGTCGTTATTAACATGTGTGATGAAAATGGAAATCTTTCATTGGCATCAGATGATAGACGTTGGTCGATTGATAGTACACACAGGGAATATACATTTATAGTACCACGAAAAGGATATATTGTTGTTAGCGGTATTACTTCGTCACTTCATTTAAAAATACTGACTGACATTTCAAACGTAGTTTTAAAAAACGGTGTTGAAAGTGCAAATAACATAATACAAGAATCTAATCTAACACCGTTATCAATTACAAAATTTAAAAGCGGATATATAACTGCTGATGGCTCAGTAGCCGATAATCCTAGTTTTGTATACAGTGAACCAGTTAAATTATACAAAGGTCAAATTGTTAAATCTTTAGTACAAGGTTATTTAAATAATGTTTCTTTAGTTTCAATGTATAACGAGGATGGAACTTATACACCATTAGTTGTATCAACAGATAGTAATGAAAAAACTCTTGTTTACAATATAAAATCATATGGTAAATATGTTTTTTGTACATATGTCAATGTGGCATATGATTATAAAATTTATATTGATTGCGCTACTTTACTTCAACCGCAAGAAACAGTCAATTATATGACAATTTTTCACAAATTAGGTGTTATTGGAGATAGTTTATCAAGCGGTGAAATTATTAGAGATAATAAATATATAGACAGATATGATTTTTCATGGCTATCTAATATTGCTAGAAGAAATGGGTTGAAATATGCGCATTATTCTCAAGGCGGTATGACCGCTAAAAATTGGTTAAATAACACAGGTTCATTATATGATAAATTCCAAAATGATGATGAATTAGCGTCCGCAATATTTATTGCATTGGGTACAAACGATATAAATGCAGGGTATCAAGTTGGAAACTCAACAGATGCGCCAGGTACAGATTCATTTTGTGGCTACATTAAAAGCATAATAGAAACTATAAGAACAAAAAACCCTAATTGTGTTATATTCATGGTTTCTTTATATAGTTTATCAGATACTAGTAAAATATACTCAAACGCAATAAGGGATTTGTCTAAGTTGTATGATTTATGCTATTTTGTGAATTATGCAGATAATAACGATGGTGTTGTTATAGACAGTACAGATTGGAGTATTTCAAGATATGGGCACTTTACTACAACAGCATATGTTAAAGCTTCGAGTATAATTGAAAAATTATGTAACGATATAGTGAAAAACAATCAAAATGAATTCGGATATTTTGGCTTAGATAATAATTAAAACTAAGGAGGAATCAACATGAAAAGAAAAAGAAGAAACTTAGTAGCTATAATCTGCGCGCTCACACTGGTTCTTTTCAATGCCGTACCGGTGTCGGCATGTACGCCACCACTTAATCCGCCGTCTGTAAAGATTCCAGATATCAATTTCGAGCCAGACGATGCCTTGGAAGAAGCTTTCGACAACGCCGTAAAAAAGTGGCTTGAGAAATGCGTCCTCACTACTCCGACAGTGGAGTACGCATCTTACTACAAGAGTGCATTAAGGTATTTTAATTATGCTTATGTAGCAGTCAAGTGGACGAAAGTCGAAAATGCAACGTCTTACAAAGTGCGTATCACAAAGGCTGATGGATCTTACAAAGAATTTGATACAACGTATACATCATTTTATGCAATGAATTATACAGATGAATTTTTTGCTGATGGAATGGATGATGCGACTGTAATGGTAAGAGCATACGGTGAAAATGGAACATTTAGTTTGTGGTCTAAAACAACCACTATTACTAGATTTAGATACTAGGAGGGGGATAGCATGATAAGAGGTACCACACCTACGTTAGAGTTTACACTGCCGTTTGACACATCACTGATTGCAGAGATGTATGTCACGATAGCACAAGGCGAAAAAACGGTGTTGGAAAAAACCTTGTCGGATTGCAGTTGTTCTGGAACATCCGTATCACTGACTCTGACACAAGAGGACACGCTAAGATTACAACAACAGCCACGATTACAGGGTGAAATACAGATAAGAGTGCGGACTACAGCCGGAGAGGCTCTTGCATCCGACATCATGAGCGTATATGTCGGCAGGATCCTGAAAGAAGGAGTGATTTGATGCGATTCGATGTAACCTTTCGCGAGCTTGACAAAAAACTGGACGTGGATTTTTGCACTAGAAATGAGCAGATTAAGGTTGACTTTGAGCACTTCCAGATTGTATCCGACCACACCGGAGTGGAGTACTACAAAGGCGATTACACGGTCACGCCAAAAGTAGAAAAACAAGAGCTTGCGACACGTCAAAAGTTTCTGACAGAAAATGTAAAAATCAAAGAAATTCCATTTTTCGAGGTGTCAAATCTTGAAGGTGGACAAACTGTATTTATTGGAAAGGAATTGTAAAATATGAGTATTAATAAAGTAGTATATGGTGGAAAGACATTGATTGACTTAACAGGCGATACTGTTACCGCAGACAAAATATTAAAAGGATTTACATCACATGGAAAAGATGGTGACTTGTTGACCGGTACTTGCACATATGACGTGGATTCAAGTGATGCTACAGGAGCCGTTGCTGAAATTCTTAAAGGTAAAACTGCATATGTAAGAGAAAAAAAACTGACCGGTACCATGCCAAATAATGGAGCAGTAACCGGAACTATCGCTACACTTGATGGAGATTATGTTGTTCCTCAAGGCTATCACGATGGATCTGGAAAAGTATCAATTGATACAACAGAGAAAGAAAAACTTGTTGCTAAAAACATTCGTGAGGGCATTACTATCCTTGGAGTAGTTGGAGAAATGTCCGGTAGCGAGGGAATGAAGCCTCAGGCCAAAGTAATAACACCGTCAAATACTGAGCAGACTATTCTTCCAGATAAAGGATATAACTGTTTGTCTCAGGTAACTGTTGCAAAGATTCCATATGTTGAATCCGAGAATGCGGCAGGCGGAACAACAGTAACCATTGGATAACGGAGGTAATAGAGCGTGACTGTAAATAAAGTGGAATATGCCGGTAAGGTATTACTTGATTTGACAGAAGATACAGTAACACCAGACAAATTGATAAGTGGTGAAATTGCTCACGATAAAACTGGTGCAAAAATTGTTGGTACGCTTGAGGATGTCGGTGATGGTAAATATATCTGGAAAAAGCATATTGGAAAGGTATGGGACATTACACGCACACATCTCGGAACAACAGCACCATCTGATTATTCGGGTTTTGTATATGGTTACTATATTGCAACAGATGATGGATATTTTCTGCTGAAAGGAAAAGAAGCTGTATTAGGTGACGGACTTAGTTATATCAAAGGAAAAGGTGCAGAAACACATCCTAAATCTGTGTATCAATTATCTAATACATATTCATATCCATCCGGATTTACGAAAAATTATTACAGATTAGATATTGGTGATACCTATACAGAAGGAAAAGGAAGCTTCATTGGATATGTTTCTTCGGATAATTCAAGTGCTTATCCCGATGACGGGCTGAAAGATGGTTACTATTATGTGAAGATTCAGGAAGGAACTTCTTCAGGAACAGATACATCAGATGCTACCGCTACTGCACCAGATATCTTAACCGGTAAAACTGCCTATGGGAAAGACGGAAAACTGACAGGTTCTATGCTGAACAATGGCGCGGTCGACAAATCTATCAGCAATAAATCGGAAAGTTATACAATCCCACAAGGATATCACAATGGGTCAGGGAAAGTTGCTATCAGTGAGTCAGAACAGGCAAAGATTATTGCTTCCAATATCAAGAAAGGTGTTTCTATTCTTGGTGTGACGGGCTCATATGAAGCAACTGCATCAGGTGGCAATAACAACTGCGAAGCGTATCTTGTTGATGTTACGAACCCAACGGTATCTTTCAAGACAACATCTGGGACAATCAAGGCTTATGGTTACGCTTATGAGACTACAAAATCACAGTGGGGTGGTTCTACTAATACAACCATGTATGCTTTCAATGGCACAAACTATTATAAATCAGCATTTTACGGGTCACCAACTTCAACAAACATCACACTTGGTATTTCTGAAGGAAAGCTGACAGGATTACCGTCAGGATTAAGTGGTGGAACATTATTAGTTACAAGAGGTATTTAGGGCGGTATAAAAAAACTATCTTGATTCGAGAAATGACAACGAAGAGGCATTATTTGTATCGGACCTGTATCCGCATCTGATCAGGCACACAACGGCAACTGAGGTACAACAGATTTTAGGACATGTAAACATTGCAACAACTATGATATATGCAGAGGTATCAAGAGCAAATGTGAAAAACAATCACAGAAAATGTATTGTTTAATGTAGAAAAATGATAACATAGTAGAGAAATTATATTAAATTTGTGTTATAATTAAAAATAACAAAACAGATGAAGAAAGATACATTAGAGCCTGAGAGCCGATACCAGAAATGGTGCCGGCTCTTTTATATTTAAAGAAAGGAGCAAACAATGGAAAACATTAACACAATCAAAGCAATAGTAACAGGGGTGGCAGCGTTTTTGTCTGCACTGTTGGGAACACTATATATACCTGTGTTTCTCATGATCTTATGCAACATTATCGATTATGCAACAGGCCTTATGGCAGCAAAGAACCGACCGGACGGAGGTATCAGTTCTTATCGCAGTATCAAAGGAATCAAGAAAAAGGTATCTATGTGGCTGCTCGTAGTCGTTGGAGCTGTCATGGATCAATTATTGCTGTATGCATCGCAGACAATTGGTGTTAAAATACCGGTTACATTTTTAATCGCATGCGTGGTAGCAATATGGATTATATGTAATGAAATAATATCAATTCTTGAAAATATGGTTGATATTGGTATTCAGATACCATCGTTTTTATTGCCGCTAGTGAAGAATATCAAATCGCAGACAGAACATTTTGCAGGATCAGATCAAAAAGAGAGTGAGGATAAATAAATGAGAATAGGATTAAATGCAGGACATACAATTTCAGGACCGGGATACGGCACAAGTGGAGTAATCGTTGAGTCACAGGAAACACGTAAAGTAGTAACGAGGCTTACAGAAATCTTTAAAAGTATGGGAGTAACAGTGGTGCCATGTACGATTGATAAGGCAGCATCACAGTCTGCTTATCTTAAACAGGCTGTAGCACTTGCCAATCAGGATACCCTTGACTGGTTCATCTCAATTCATTTTAATAATGACTCGGCAAAACAGGGAAAAGGAGTAGAGGTATATACCTATAAGGGCAGACAGTACCAGGATGCCCTTGAAGTATGTGAACATATCTCAGCTCTTGGATTTAATAATCGTGGTGTAAAGGATGGATCAGGATTGTATGTAGTACATAGAACAAAAGCAAAATCTATGTTGATAGAGGTATGCTTTGTAAATGATCCTGATGCCTCAAATTACAAAAATAAATTTGATGATGTGTGTAATGCGATAGCATATGCGCTTGCTGACTATGTTGCCCCAGCAGCACCAAAGCCACAGGCACCATCTGTTACTCCGGCAAAACAGAAGTATGTTAAGGTGATATATGATGGAGCTGATGGGTTGACTGTGAGAAAATCACCTTCATGGGATGTATCTGCGGCAGCAGGAACAGTAAAGAAGAACGAGGTATTTACTGTGGTTCAGGGGCCTATCAAGGTGGGAAGCGGCAGTATGTATAAGCTTAAGTCAGGATTATATATTACAGCCTCAAGTAAGTATGTGAGTGTGTTTGAAAAATAATAGCTGGTAAATAATATAGAATTATTACTATATACGCAAATGCAATTTGGATGACACAGTGGGGCTCTAAAAGTCTCGGTGATCAGGGCTACAGTGCAATTGAGATACTCAGATACTTTTACGGCAGCAACATGTATATCAATACCGCGGAGGCTGTATCAGGAATCC